CAATAATTTGATACTGTCTTCTTTTTACGAGTGCACTGCTCGCCACAGGACTTTTTAGCAATACAACGATTGTAAAAAGGCACAACCGACTTACTCCGCTTTCGCTTTACGAAGTCTTGCTTATTGATTTCTAATGTCTCAAAATCATAAATAAACTTTAATAANTCGCTTTTTTCTTTAAAACATATGTTTTCATTTGTTTCAACATAAGATTTGATATNTTTCTTTAAATTGTCAATATAATCGGTTACTTTACTATTAATTCGCTTTTCCATTAATAAAATATATTGTTATTAGTAATAACATTTTATATTATTTCAATTTTATAATTTAAATTATTAACTTAAAAAATTGACAATTTGTAATAACTTCTTTAAGCTGTTATAAAATATATATATGGCTAGCTTCAGTTATGAGCAACAAATATGCTTTGACAAATATATAAAAGGAGAGAATTTGTTTATAACAGGACCAGGAGGCACAGGCAAATCATTTTTAATTAAAAACATTGTAAGTGATGCCGAAGAGAAAAAGAAAATCATAAAGGTGTGTGCACTTACAGGTTGTGCTGCTATTTTGCTTCAATGTAAAGCAACAACATTGCATATGTTTTCAGGTATTGGCCTAGCAAATAAGAAGAACTCAGAAATTGTTGAAGAACTTTTCACCAAAAAAAGGCATAAATTGAAAAATTGGAGAGGTTTAGAAATCCTTATTATTGACGAAGTTAGTATGATGTCATTAAAAATATTATTATTATTAGACCTTATAGCTAGGAAATTTTATAAGAAAAATGTTCCGTTTGGCGGTCTGCAAGTCATTTTTACGGGAGATTTTTATCAACTCTCTCCAGTATTCACTAATTGTGGTGAAAAAGAAAAAGAAGATGCTATGTATTGTTTTGAACACGACCTATGGAACCAGCTATTTACTAAAGAAAATCAAATTGTGCTAAAAACCATATTCCGGCAAAACGATGAAACATTATTAAAAGTGTTAAAATATATTAGAAAAGGCCAAATAACTCCTTCGACAAAAGCAACATTGGCTGGTCGTATTTTTGACCACGAAGACCTAGATTTAATTAAAAAAGAAAAAGTCCTCACTATTCTCTCACCTATTAAGAGAGATGTTGAGCATATTAATACTAAAGAATATTCAAAGTTAGATAGCTCAGCCCAAGAAGTCGTATATGCACTTGCTTATGTTGATCTATGTGGCAAAAATAATGATGGTAAGAGTAGTGACTGTAAAAACGAAGCGTTTAGCGACAATATGCTTGCATTATTATTGAAAAGCAACGACCATTTAAAACGTGATTACGACTTTTTAGCAGCTAATATAATAGCAGAACAAACGTTGAAACTTAAAATTGGAACACATGTTATGTGTGTTGTAAACTTAACTTTATGCGGAGAGCTACAAATTGCTAATGGAAGTCAGGGAATAATTGTGGGGTTTAATGAGCATAATCTTCCATATGTGCAATTTAATAACATTAAAGAGCCGATTTTAATAGATTACTATATTTGGAAGTCCGAAACAAATAAAAGCGTTGGATTAAGTCAAATTCCGCTTATTTATTCATGGGCTATTACTATTCATAAGGCACAAGGTCTAACGCTTGAAAATGCTATTATAGATATAGGTAGCAATATATTCGCCTACGGCCAAACATATGTTGCATTGTCGCGATTAAAATCTCTCGATGGGCTATATTTGACAAGCTTTGATTATTCAAAAATTAAATGCAATCCACTAGTTAAAGAATTTTATGGGGATAGTTAAATGTTAATTAATTATTAATTAAAGATAATTTTTTAATTTCAATATATAGCATTATGATTTATATTGAAATAATGGGAGGACTTGGAAATCAGTTATTTCAAATTTTTTGTGGTATTGCGTATTCGTTTGAAAACAGGGTTCCGTTTAAAATAAATATTAGCAAGTTTGATTTAGTATCTCCGCTTGACAATATTAGTAAGCGACCTACATATTGGGCAAATTTTCTTAGCAATCTCTCTAGGTTTACATACAGAGAGCAGTTATCAATTCCAACATATATAGAAAAAACTCATTTTAGATTTACTAAAATTCCTTATATAAGTCAAGACTTCAAATTGCATGGTTATTATCAGAGTTATAAATATTTTGATATGCAATACGCCAATATATGCAAAATGATTAATTTAGACAATCAAAAGGCGGACATTGCTGAAAAACATAAGGATTTGCTTAATGGAGCAAAAAAACCAATAAGTCTTCATTTTAGAATAGGCGATTATGTTAAAAATCTTGCCATGCATCCAGTATTGAGCACTAATTACTATATTAATTGTATTAAGTATTTAAAGTCACTGGTTCCAGATCTTGAAGAACATTATTATTTGTTAGTATTTGGAGAACTTTGCGATAATGAAAAAATCTCTCATGCTATTGAAAGTATAAAGTCTATTTATAATATTAGCATTGTAGTATGTGATTATAATGTTCCAGATTATGAACAACTATTAATAATGTCGTTGTGCAGTCACAACATAATAGCAAATAGCACATTTAGCTGGTGGGGTGCATATTTTAATAATACTTATAATAAAATTGTATGCTATCCGAGTATATGGAATGGATCAGCTAATAATGTAAATGACCTATTTCCAGAAAGTTGGATCAAAATCTTATAAAAATATTATTAAAATATTTAAGTTTTTACCAAAAACATCCTCCTTCGGGTGGAACACAATTCTTAGGAATATATTCATCTGGTATTTGTGTAATCCAAAATTCGTTGGTTTTAATAAATCCTGCTTCTTTTTCTCGTTTTGAAGCTATTCCAAACATTTCTTGAATACTTCCACCTAAATACACAATATCTTTTTTTAATTCGCTGTGACATTTATGTGTTAAAATATGCCCAAATGCAGCACAACTCATTAAAATAACATCAAAACTATCTTCTTTTTCTTTGATTTTATTATACATAACATTACATGTCTCAAAATAGTTTTCATGTGGTCCATTGTTATTAAAACAATAAGGAAAATCGATATAATCTAATGATATGATTTTTGGAAAGTCAGGATAAATTTTATATATATTTCCATTATCATATTGTTGTTTTGTTAGCCCGCCAAAACTAGAAATTACTAGAACTCGTTTATCTCTAATATAATCATATATTTTACCTATTCTATCATTCAATCTTGTTCCATTTAGTGTTCTCATAGAACCAACATTATATTTTAGTTTAAATCTAGATTTACATTGTTCTATAAGAGAGTTAATACCATCTGACCCATAATATAAAAACTCATCACAATCACCACAAGAAACCTCTAATTCTTTTATGTAATTCCAAAAATCAGGCGTTAGTGCTGTCATATCAAAATTAAAAACACTTCCTTTTACTTTCTTATCATAATATCCAGAATCAGAATATAAATAATTAACAAACGTCATAAATGTCTGGGTTAATTGTTTTTTCAAATTTGGATTTAAGTTTTCATACTTTATTAAATAATTAATAAAGAGCAAATGGGTTTCTGTATTTCCATATCTTGTAATTTTCATAGTTTGTAATATAATATTGTATTACAAACTATCTTTATATTATTTATCTATTATTTATGTATTATTTATGTATTATTTATGCAATATTTAAAGTCCATTTTTAATATAAAAAGCGTCACCCCACCCAAATTGCTTATATATACGCGCATCAGCAAGTATGAAATTGTGTTTAGCTAAATATGTAGTTAGGTCGGACATTTGATCACAATTTTTATAAACTTCTTCAGTATTAACTTCACTATAAATATAATCTATATTGTTTAAATAGTTTTCCATGGATTTTAATGCATGTAATTCAACCCCTTGAATATCTAAGTTAATAAAATTTACATTTGTCATGTTTATAGCATGTTTATTAATTACGCTATCCATTCTTGATGTTTTCATTTTAACTTTATCTACTAATTTTACTTGTGGATGACTTGTTTTATGAGAACCAAACTCTAATATTGAGGAGCTTTGAAGATTATTTACATCACCGTCACAATTTGTAATATTAAATTCTATTTCTTTATCGTCTTCATCATATATTACTGCCTGATATATATTTATATATGGATTAATGCGTTTGTTTTTTCTACTAATCTAGGTAGTGCTTCTATCCAATATATATTTGACAAATTTACTCCACCTGAAATATAGTCGCCAAGCTCTTCACAATTATGCGCACCAATATGTAAAATCCCTTTTATATTAATATTAAATCTTGCTTTCAGTTCGGCAATAGTTATTAACATATTTATATACTTGTATTAATAACTATTTAACTATTTAACTATTTATATATTTATATAAATATATATACTTATATAAATATATATAAATATGAAAATTTTAATAATAGATGAAATGCATTTTAAAAATAAGATTGGAATGCTATTATTATTAGAATATTTAAAATTAGAATATAAATTTTGTCATATTAATGAAGTTAATACATGTATTAAAGACTATGATATTATTCATTTTCATCATACACCTTTTGATAGTTCATTGTTTCCAAGTAAAAAATTTATTTTTGGTGCTGCGTTTTCCGTTTTTCCTAATAATAAATTACTAAGCATAAATAATATACATAATAATTCAATATATATTCAACCAAGCATTTGGGCGGCTGATACATGGAGAAATTTTAATGTAGAAAAATTTATACCTATAAAAGTATTTCCTTTTCCTGTAGAAGTAGAAAAATTTTCTCCTAATCAACATTCTCAAAAAAACGAAGTTTTTATATATTTTAAAAGGCGAAATCCACAAGAGCTTGAATATGTGAAACATTTTTTAAATAATAAAAATATTAGTTACAAAATATTTGATTATGTACAAAAATACAACGAAAACGATTATTTGAAATGTTTGCAAAATGCAAAATATGGAATTATTATAGACGCTCACGAAAGTCAAGGATTTGCTATAGAAGAAGCATTATCTTGTAATGTGCCATTATTAGTATGGAATACTAGTGTTATGTCTCAAGAACATGGTTCAAATTATCCAAATATACCGTGTTCTAGTATAGCATATTGGGATGAAAGATGTGGTTTATATTTTTATAATAAAGAAGAATTTGAAACTAGTTATAATGAATTTATAAACAAACTAGAAACTTATAATCCAAGAGCATATATAATGGAAAATTTAAGCCCGCAAAAATGCGGAGAACGATTTATTGATTTGGTTACTAGTTTTTAGTATAAAAAATATAATTCTATTATATAAATATTAAGAATTAAGAGTGAATTTTTGAAATAGGCAAATCCACG